GACTCATCCACAGCAGAAATTACCGTAAATGCCCCTGTATCAACATCTGGATCAAAATATGGCAATCTTCCGGTGTCAGATTTGGTTATCACAGTGCCAATAACTTCAGGTGAGCGAGTTTTCTTCGTTCCTTCCGGCTACGCTAATCAGGGCGTTATCTCAATGAGTTATGACAGCGTTACAGCCTTGACCATTGGCGTATTCAGTGTCGGCTAAACTGAATGAGTTTGAGTTTGAGTGTGAGAATGGCATAATAGCCGTTTTTATCTCTACTTTCGAGCGGGTGATGGCCCTGGAGTCTTCCGGGGTCAATCCCTTGTTCGTATTTAGAGAATACTGTTCAACCGGTCACATTCAATCCAACGTGATTTTTAAAATCATGGAGGCTTTCTTTCTCTCTTGGGATGGTAAAGAAGTTGGGGAGAAAAAGAGAAAGCAGGTCATAGCCAGGATGATTGTGCATGACGGCATGACGGAAACTTCCGAGCTGGCCGGGGCGTTATTGGCCTGTGTGGTCGCTGGCTCAAAAAAAAAGAACAGAAATCCAGATCCAGTAAAGCGGCTCAGGATGTTAACCGGCTCGACTTTCAAAAACTACATGCAAGCTGGATTGTTATGGGCGGCTCTGTCCATGAGTTCGGCATTGCTTGCAGTCGGGATTATGAGGCTCTTGCCGATGCTTGGGATCTGACGAATGACAAAGCAGAACCGGAAATCACAACCAATGACCTAGATAAATTATACGACCGTATGGGGGCCATGATGAAAGAGGGTAAATTTAATGGCTCTTAAAGTTGGCGATTTATTTTACGGACTGTCGATCAATGACCGGCAGGCGCAAAAAGCTTTAGGCCGGACAGAGAAATCTGTCGGCAGGGTGAGTAGTTCATTTAAAGTTCTTGGCGGCTTGATTGCCGCTGCATTCACAATTGACCTCGCAGCAAAAACGCTCCGCATGGCTGACAACCTCAAGTTGTTGGATGAGCGGATTAAGTCCCTCACAAACTCCGAAGAAGAATTTATAAAAGTACAACAGAGACTTATCCAGACCGCTAGCGATGTTGGTGGTGAATTGGAAAGGACAGTTGCTCTCTTTGATTCGCTGAATAGTGTTGCGCCCGAGCTTGGGGCAACAACCGACCAGATCCTGTCCATGGTTGATTCAGTGCAAAAACTTGGAGTTATCGGGGCAACGTCGATAACAGCACAGGGATTTGCCATAACCCAATTTAGCCAAGCGATGGCTGGCGGCATACTCCGAGCAGAAGAATTTAATTCTATCGTTGAAAACACTCCCAAATTAGCGGCGGCAATAGCAAAAGGGATGGGCGTTACCAGGGGTGAATTAAGGATGATGGTCATTGACGGCAAAGTTTTAGCCAGCGATGTGTTTGGGGCCATCCTCTCTCAAACAGAAGCTATCAACACGAGATTTGAAGAGATCCCGGTAACTATGGAGCGGGCAACAGGCATGTTCAATATTGCCTGGGGGCAGTACATCAAAGACGCTGATAAGTCGCTAGAAGTAACCGAGTTTATCGCAGAAGCCATACAGAGTGCCGCGAAAGGCATTGAAAAGGGCATCCTCCCAAGTGCCGCAGAGATGAAAGAGCCATTTCTAGTAATTGCTGACCTATGGGGAATCATTGTCGCCGATCTTGATAATGCCACGGAAGGCATGACAATAATCAGCGATATTACTCAGTTTTTGCAGAGAGAGTTTGGGTTCTTGCTTGGTCTTGTAGGTGATTTTGCGGACCTGCTGAAGTCTGGCCCGATAGCGATGAGAGAGGAGTTTACAAAGCTATTCGGAGTAATTGACAGATTTTTTACAGAAGTTGGGGCCAAGGCCAAGTTGTTTGCATTAAATTTCACGGTGGGAGATACATCAAAACTTGAGCAGCAAATAAAAGACCGGTTAAAGATTGAACTAGATGCGTCGAGAATGGCGGTTCAGATGGCAAAAGATGAGGCCACAACAAGGCGTAATGTTGTGGCAACAGCATCACGGGAACGACTTGACATAGCCAGAAGAGAGGCGACTGAAAAAAGAGCGATTGAGCTTGAGGCAAAACAAAAAGATAGCAAAGAAGTTTTTAAAAAAATTGAAACAACTGAAGAGGAAGAGGGGCCAGTTTCAAAGCTTGAGAAAATCCAGGCTCAAATGGGCGATGAAACTCAGGAAATTTTAAACCAATTCGCTATTCGGAATGCTGCTATTTTAGATCTTGACCAAATATCAGCAGCACAACGGGACGCTCTGTTGAAAAAAAGCGGCGAAATCCGTTTAAAAGCACAGGAAAATTTAGCCAAAAAAGAGATTGCAACTCAAAGCAGAAAAGACATGATGACGCTCGGCGTGGCACGACAAACCTCTTCATCATTCCTGGCTCTTCTCAAAGCAGCAGGCAAAGAGCAGTCTGCAGCAGGCAAGGCGTTGTTTTTTGCTGACCGGGCGTTGGCGGTGGTTCAGATATTAATGAACACCCAAGTCCAGGCCGCAAAAGCAGGGGCGCAAACAGGATTGTTCGGCATTCCTATATCAGCGGCAATCATAGCCTCTGGAGTTGCGCAAGCGGCAACCGTGGCAGCATTGACATTTAGTGGTGGCAGGCTGGAAGGCGGGCCAGTGTCGGCAGGCAGTATCCATCCGATCAATGAAGATGGCAAACCCGAAGTGCTGGAGATCAGAGGCAGACAACACCTGATACCAGGCAAAGACGGAAAGGTAATATCAAATAAAGATGCTTTTGGCGGTGGTGGCGTTACGGTTAACGTGATCAATAACGCTGCTGTTGAGGTAGATGTCCAACAGATTGAAAGAGGAGAGATCCAGATAATGATTGACCAATCAGCCACCAGAGTTAAAAATGACATTAATGCGGAGCTGTCCCAAGGTCGAGGGTCAACCTCAAGGGCTTTAAATAAAGGGTTCGGCATAGGCCGGAATATCACTCTATAATGGCTGTAGCTTACCCATCAAATATACCCTTACCTTTAGTTAAAAGACTGTCAAGCCAAACCCCTCTTTATACTCGGAGTAACGATACTATAACCGGGCCACCTGTCATTGAGTTCTTGACCGATGCCCGTCCAGTTAGATTTAATGCTTCATGGTCATTCGATCAGGCAGAATTTGAAGCATTTGAAACTTGGTGGGATAGTGAGTTGACAAAAGGCTCAAAGGCGTTTGATATCGATTTACCGACAAGCTCTGGCATTCAGTCACACGAGTGCTATTTGCAGACCTATAGAGAAATATTGGACGGCGAACGCTGGAAGATATCAGGTATATTAATTGCGATCCAAAAGGTATTCCCATCATGACCGTTTCAGAAGCCTACCGGATATTCAACGCTGCAAATCCAGAATCACAACGGGAGTTCCGCACTATTGAACTTTTCCATCCATCGTTCAGCCAGTTACATAGATTTGTGGCCGATGCTGTCAGTAGAGATTTAACCCTGGAATCAACAGCCCCAAGAAACCCAAGCGAAACAGTGACCTTTCTGCCTTTGAATATGTTGGTCAATGAGCCATCTGAGCAGGATATGGATTCACTATTGACCGTTCAGATGGGGGCGGTGTCCGGGGAGATACAAAGAGAAATTGATCTGGTTCAATTGTCTGGCGGCTCCCTGACCCCAATCCAAATTATTTACCGAAAATTCTATAGCGGTGATTTATCCGAGCCTCTTAGAGTGTTGACGTTATCGGTCAAGTCTGTTGTATTCGATGGCTTTACAAAGACCGCCATCACAGCAGAAGATTCCGACCTGGAGAATAAGCCCAGCGGGGCAAAGTATACTATAGAGCAATTCCCGATGCTGGAAGGTCTGTAGTTCAGCTCCAGAATCTATACCTTACCGCTATATCATGAACAATTCTAGTCTTCCCTAGGATAATGCATGAGTGAATTACCAGCCAAAGATGTCCTATTTCAAAAGAAAAACCAATCGTCGGTATAATCATAAACAACGGTTCCTCGCCTGTATCGTATCGTGTTATTCTTACTTTCAATTGGACTACTCCTCTAATTTAAACTGTGAGCAACTCCCTATGCTTGAAGGGTTGTAGGCGGCTCTGGAATAACAGGCAGTGAAAAGTGAGTTGGGGTCGGTATTGGCATGACCATGACATCACTCCCCATGCTGCACCACTTTTCTCCACTGTGATATGGGGGAAATATCAGGTAAGGCCTGTCTTTGAATGATTCGTGGCCGAGCAAGAACACGCTCGAGCCTCGTTCAGGAAAAGTCTCTGGACCTTCTATCTTTGTCCATGAGCGCAGCGCAAATTTCAATATAGTTTCATAAATCCTTCCATACTGCTCGATAGCATTGTCACGTTCTAGTTTATTATTCCAGCATCCATTACGGTAATGATTGCCGAGCATTTCTTTATATATTGCATGGCACATATCATCTGTGATCTTGTCGGGTAAAGTTTTCATATCTTCTCTTTCAGCCTCCGTTCTTGGCAGTATGTATTATGTGGCGGGCATAATACATAGCATGTGATTTGTTTTCTCTCACCGCTTTACTAGCTAGGGGGTGCCATTCACGCATCAATCGTAACACTGCATCAACTTGCTCTTGTGGTATTTTGTCAATCTGTTTGGTGCTGCTTTGAGCAGAAAGACCATCAAAATACCGACATATTTGTTTTTCATAACGAACGATCAATGTGCACACTACAATAGCCTCAATAATTATAATCGTGACCATGATAAAATCATACATTAGCCTCAATCCTCATTTCAGCATGTTTAGGAACCGGATTAACCCCATAAGCCCAAGACTCAGCGGCTTTGAAGCTGTAACCGTTGGCTTTGGCGAATTTCATAATTGCCTGCCTTCTGGTTATTCCGGGGTAGATTTCTTTTAAAGCTGTTCGGAATTGTTCTGCTGTCATAATCTTTTCTCTCCATCATGTTTCGGTCTGTTTTTTTTCTTCTCCCATAATGTCAGCTATTCTGTGCAGGCCATCAGCTATCCTGTTTAAAGCTGTAACTTGCTCTGCTGCAGCTCTTGACGTTGGGATCACGCCTCTTGTTACGTGCGTATCAAGATAGTTTGAAATTTTTTTAGTAAATTCTGAAAGCATTTTCTCTCTCCTGGTTGCGGCTGGGGCTTTCGCCCCGGTTGGTTAGTATTCGTCTGCTGGCGTTCCGTCTGATTCTTCCCATTGATCTATAGCCCATTCAAGGGCACTTCTGGCACCTTCTTCAAATGTTTGTCCTGGGAATTTCGCAGATGATCCTGCAATCTTGTCAATCACATCCTGTATCTCTTGCTCTGTTTTCATGAGTTTTTATTATCCTTGCAAAGGGTTAAATACTGCGACAATTCAACCTTGATGAATCTTTTAATGTTCCAATGTTTATCATTTAAAATTCGCAATATCCGTATTGAGCTATGATTCATTCTCTTTTCGTCACGCAGCAAAGCTAGTATCTTTGATATATGATCCATAGTTGATTGTTTATTCATATAATTTTTACCGGCTTATATCCGTTAATGAACTCTTTCCTTATCATAAATATTTTGCCGCGAGGCCCTACATTAAACCAGAAAGACATATCGTTGCGGAAAATCACCAACACGCCGTCAATGCGGCTGGCTTGTATGTATTTTATTGTTCTGCCATCAAATACGGACTTCAAAGATTTGAACTGAGATTTATTAAACCCATTCAATACTTTCAGGATCTGGTCTTGGGTTTGGGTTGTATTCACAATCTCTCTCCTTGTCCTGCGTTGATGTTGAGAGGAGAATACGTCTATTAAACAGGTAAAGCAAGAGAAAAAACACAGGCCATGCAATTATTCTCCTGTCATGGTAAACTATGTTGAAATTCCGATATTAAACAGGGGTGATAAATGGAAAAATTTAATAATCTTGTGGGCATCCCCTTTTTAAAGGGTGGATCTTCAAAGGTTGGTGCCGATTGCTGGGGGATTGTCCTGCTGGCTTTCCAGCTGGAGGGCATTGCCATATCTGACAATATCGGTTGTAAAGCTGATGGCTTAGGGTTGGCTTTGATTATTCAAAGAGAAAAAAACAACCCTTCTAAATGGCAAAAGATTATTAGACCGCAGAAGGCAGCGGTTGCCATCTGCTATGAGAGAGGCAGCCCCCGACCAACCCATGTTGGGTTTTGTGTTAGTGACAGCCATATGTTGCACTCAATGCAGCAAGATTCAGAAATTCAGACGATTAGTCATCTGAGTAGAGTTTTTAAAAAAATTGAATACTATAAATATGTGGGTCAAAAATGAGAAATAAATATGTAACGGTAACAATCATTCATGATCCTGATAATATAACCAAGCCAGAAGTGCATAAGCTACCAGTCGGCTCCAGGCTGATGGATTGGCTTATTGATCATTATGGTCATAATGGGTTTGTTGTCCCGACTGTAATTCACCGAGCATGCCCAGAAAAAGGACTGGTTCAAATCGACCTGAAGCAGCACGAGGCCGACGGATATCCATTATTTACACTTAACGACATAATCATTGAGCACAGACCACAAGGGATAGTGGCTCTATTCATAGGTGCTGTAGTTCTCGGTGCTGCTATTGCGTATTTGTTCACGCCAACAATACCAGACCTACCTCCCCCGCCTGGAGTTGGAGAGCAAGCCAAGCAAAGCCCGAATAATTCAGTTACAGGACAGACAAACATTACCCGGCTGGGCGATAGAATCCCTGATATTTTCGGAAGAAACAGAGTATATCCTGATTTGATAGCCCGTCCATATTTTGAATACATCAATCACATAAAGCATCTAACAGAATTTATGTGTATAGGTACAGGCCAATATGCAACCGAGCTACAAAAAAAAGGTGATGTTCTAATCACATCAATGCCAAACGTCACAACCAACATCTTCGGGCCTTGCGATGGTCCAAGCGAGGTATTGACGGTTATTGAGACTGATGCGGTAGAGGGGCAGACATTACCAGGGCCAAACGCTTTAACGGTTGATTTTACAGGTGTTCTGGTTTGGTTTTTAGATACATCACCTAACCATAAGTTTCAAAGCACTAATGCTGCTTTTGCCGCTTTTGCCGATCTGGAGCCAGGGGACTTTATCAGCGTTTTAAACTCTCCGGTGTTAGCAGGCGACCTTGTGACCGGCTCATCTGACATTGGATTTATCGGTGCAACGATAACCAGCTCCGGGCCGGATTTGAGCGTTTTTGCTCCTGGTGCAGTAATGTCAATTACATCAACCTCAAACAACAACATTCAAACGGTTGTAAAAACATCGACTCCAACCTTGTTGACATGCGACCAAACAAAGAACGATCTGTCAGACAGTGCAATCCCTGAAACCTTCACAACGGAAGCCGGGACCAGTGCTGTACTGGATTCTGCTAGAGACAACAACGCAACCTATACATTCTCATCGTATGCGCTTGCAGGAGGCACGTACACGGTAGAAATAACCGGGGCTATCATATACGCAGAGAATATTTCTACTGACATGACGTCTGCCGGAACATTTGATTTTTCACCGGGTCCGTTTTTAGTTCCTGGAAACCCTCAAGAGATTTGGATTGACCTGCAAAACCCAAGAGGGCTGTATAAAAACACGACAGAATCCGACTCGGTGGAAATCAAGGTTACGCTGAATGAATCTGATTCTAGCGGGACAATAACCGGGCCTGACGAAATCCACAACGAGACTTTGACCGGGGCGACTCTTGACTCAAGATTCTGGACGTTTAAATATGTTCCTGATGTGATTGATTCATTTTATGTTGTGACGATTGAACGAACCTCTGATGAGTCAACAGAAGCAACTGATTCAGATTTGACCAAGTGGACTAGGCTTGCTGGTGTGGTTTTTGAAGTGGGGCAGAGCTTTGGTAATGTGACCACTGTTGAGGTTAATACCATCGCCACGTTTGGAGCGACAAGCGGCGGTCAGCGTAATTTCAATATGGTAGTTGAGCGGAAACTGCCGACTTACGACTTGGTGACCTCATCAATAAATGAAACTATAGCACCAACGTCAAAATTCGCAGATGCAATGCTTTATATGCTACGCAATGACTTACACGGTAATCTTGACGTTAGTCAGATTGATTTAGAGCAACTTTACACGATCCAGAGCGAGCTTGATAATAACCTCACGTATCCAGGCGGCACTCTTGGCAGGTTTTGCAGAACCTTATCGGATCAGTCTGTACCGGTAGCAAAAGAGGTTGCCATGATTGGATCAGCCGCTAGAGTGCTGGTTTACCGGCAGGGTGATTCCATCCTCTTTAACCGAGAGGAAGCAAAAACAGTTCGCTCCGCATTGATTAGCCGACGAAAGAAAAAACCCGGCACAGAGCAGCGTGTTTATACAGCACGGTTGCCATCCGATCCAGATGGCGTGAGTTTAACTTGGTCGGATGAGGCAGAGAATAAGCAGCAGATAATTCACGCTCCAGGTCCATTCGCATCAAGCGTTCCAAAAAATATCAACGCTGCCGGTATCAGGAATTTTGATCAGGCATGGAACCGGGCGCAATACGAGCTTACCAAGCTGACTTCTCAGCGGGTAACTGTCACCACGGAGGTTTTTAGGGATGGTCTTAATGTGGTAGTTGGTGATCGGGTCGGAAACTCCAATGATACATTGGTAGCAACACAGGCCGGGGAAGTCACTCTCATTAATGAATCAGGCGGGCTATTTCTTACGACCTCCGAAAAAATTGATTTCAACGGCGCACCATCCGGGCTGATTTTATTTACCGGTAGCGATGGCAGCGTTTCTCCAGGGGACAGCACGACAGCAGAGCCAACGGCAGACCCAAACATTATAGAGATTGTTTCGGGCTTCAATATCTCCACATTCCCGCTGCACGTCAGGGGGGAAAGCGGCTTTCAAGTAGGATCATTATATCATTTTTTTGCAGAAACAACGGAAAATGATGATTATGTGATCCAGACGATTGAGCCGAAAGGCGATGGATTTGTCAGATTAACCATGGTTAACTATATTCCTGAAATCTCAGACTCAGACGCAGCCAAGGCAGGCTTTGCCGGTCAGGCGTTCACTTGGGGGCGTAATTCCTCTGGCGGCCTGGGCCTTGATGATCTAGTAGACAGAGATTTTCCGTTTCCGGTTAACGCAGATCTTGATTGGTCAGACATTCAGATGGGCGACAGCATGACTATTGCCCTAAAGAGCAACAGAGAAGTTTATTCAACCGGGGAAAACAACCGAGGAACATTGGCAGTTGGTGACACAGCAGACAGGGCAGTATTCGCCTTAATTGCACAGGATGCTGGAGCAGAATCATCAAGCGGAAAATTTGACTCAATCGGATTAAAGGATAGTTCAGCATTTTTTGTTGTGGGTAATGGCCCGCTGTACAGTGCTGGTTTGAATAGTCAGTCCAACCTGGCAGTCGGTGACTTGATAAATAAAGTCTCCACCACCAGATCAGAGGGTTGTTTTTGGCAAAAACCTATACCGGGCGGCGTGAGCAATTTTGGAATTAAAAAAGACAAAACCCTTCATGCGTGGGGCCGGAACTCACCTGTCGGAATTAACGGAACTGACAGCGTAGCAGATCCAACACTAACACCTACACAAGTAGGGCAGGATGCTGACTGGTTTACTGGGGCTAGCTTTAATAATTCGACTCTGATGATTAAGACAGACAGGTCTTTATGGGCTTGGGGGATTGGCGGCAGCAGTCAATTGGGACTATCTCCTGCTGGAAACTTTTTAACTCCAACCCAGGTTGGGCTAGATGCAGATTGGGTTTTTGCTGCAACCAACGGGACATCATCAGCAGCTATTAAGGCGGGCGGCACTCTATGGACAACAGGTCTTGGTGGCGATGGTCTTTTAGGGCATGGTGATTTGCTGGACCAAACAGAATTTACACAGGTCGGCACAGATACCGATTGGTCCCACATTTCAATCGGCACGACTCATGTAGTAGCTATAAAAGGTGGTCGGATTTATGTGTGGGGGCTAAATACACAAGGTGCTTTGGGTATTCCAGGATCTCCAGATTTAGATGAACCGACATTACTGGCGGTGTCTGGCGTTCCAAATAGCGGATGGATTCATTCTGCTGCTGGCTTTAATTCAAGCGCAGCCATTACGACAGACCAAGTATCATTCCCTTTAGATTGGGTTATTAGAAGAACTCCAGCAGACAACGATTGGCAGGCGGTGACGTACAGCCCATCTCTCACTCTATTTGCGGCAGTCAGCAACACCGGAACTGGTAATCGGGTAATGACCAGCCCGAACGGGGTTGATTGGGAATTGCGAGTCAGTGCAGCAGATAATGATTGGCGATCGGTGGTATGGAGTCCTGAGCTAGAACTTTTTGTGGCTGTGTCCGCATCTGGTACTGATCGCATCATGACATCAGCAGACGGGTTTAACTGGACCATAAGAACAAGTGCGTTTGCAAGGGTTTGGATTTCACTGGCGTGGAGTAGCTCGCTTAGTTTGTTTGTGGCGGTGGCTGATGGCAGGCTGGAGACTCTAAGTTCAGCCGATGGTATCACGTGGGTGGAAAACAGCACCAGCAGCAACCGCTCTTGGAGATCGGTAGCATGGTCTGATGATTTGACGTTATTTGTGGCTGTCTCTTTGTCCAGCACTATAACCGCAACCAGCCCGGACGGGATCAACTGGACGGACGGAGCGTTACCAGTCAGCAGGCTCTGGCAGTCAATCGCCTGGAGTCCAGAGCTTGGAATATTTTGCGCTGTTTCTGAGGGTGGAGGGGTCACAGCACAGATTGCCACATCAGCAGATGGTTTTGCATGGACGAGCAGAGACTCTGTTATAGACAATAACTGGCAGTCAATCGAATGGTTGTCTGGCGTTGAGATGTTTGTGGTAGTTGGGGTCACAGGAACCGGAACCAGGGCAATGACCAGTTATGACGGCACTAACTGGACGGTTAGTTTCACCGCTGCTGATAATGATTGGAATGATACGGCTTGGAGTCCAGAGAATAGCGTTCTGGTGGCAGTGGGAAGCTCAGGTACTGACCACAGAGTTCAGACGGTTGGTGAGGGGGGGTTGCTGACAAGTGATGGTGAGCCTTACACGCTACCGCCAATAGTAGATGCCGCACCACTGCCAACAGATGCCGCATGGAGGGGTGTCGAGTTTAATGGTGGTCTATTCGTTGCTGTAGCCATATCAGGCGCAAACAGGGTTGCAACATCTATTGACGGACTTACGTGGACCAACAGGAACGCATCTCAGGCTAATTCATGGAATGACATAACATACGGTAACGGATTATTCGTTGCTGTATCTTCATCAGGCGCAAACAGGGTCATGACTTCTCCAGATGGGATAACGTGGGATAACCGCAATGCATCACAGGCAAATACATGGTTAGAGGTGGTGTTCGGGGGCGGCTTGTTTGTAGCAGTGTCAACATCAGGTGTCAATCAAGTCATGACATCCTCCGATGGTATTACATGGACGAACAGAGCGTCTATTGCAAAAATATGGCAAGCTATAGGGTATGGTAACGGATTGTTTGTGGCGGTATCTCCGGGCGGTGCGGGGTCCATCATGACATCACCAAATGGAACTACATGGACTAGTCGTGACGCTTCTCATTTTGCAACATGGGAATCTGTGACGTATGGTAATGGCGTGTATGTTGCTGTAGGGCAAGGAGGCAATATTATGTCTTCCACTGATGGAGTTATATGGACCACAAGAACAGGGACTGAAACAAGTAACTGGAGAGATGTGATATTTGCCAACGGCAGATTCTTTGCTGTAGCCTCATCCGGCACAAAAAGAATTATGTCATCTTCTAACGGTATCACATGGAGAGCCTACGTTGCAGCCGAGGACAATGGATGGAGATCGTCAGCATTCGGATCGGGAGTATATTCAAGCGTGTCTCAAGACGGGGTAAATAGGGCAATGGTGACAACTTTTAGATAGCAACCCTGAAAGGCTTGTTAGCGAGTCACAATCAATCTCCAACAAGATCTTTCACCATAAGTGAGCGCTTCAATTTTATGTCCTTGATTTGCTCTATAGATAGTTTGGGCGGGGCGGTATAAACCTGGACGACAATACGCACCAATAAACAAATGCCGACATGTTTGTCAACGCCATTGTCAAAGGAAAAGAAATAGATTATAGTGAATAGATAAGAGTCTTTACTATACAAGCCGTCTTGTGGTGGCAAATGTATTCCTTGGAAGATCAAACAACCGATTAGCAGGCTGGCAGATGGGACGCACAATACCATTTTTTGACAGACTCAAAGGACTGCTCGGCAGTTACGGACAGTCACCGGACGGCAATCGAGACTACAACGCTATTTACGGCTATCCTGCAACGCTGACATACGATCTTAACCGGATGATGTATGACCGGAGCGGGTTAGCTCAGAGACTGATTCGCTCCCCTGCCAATTCATGCTGGCGTGAAAAACCCAAGATCATGGTAGACGACACCGAGATTTTAGAAGATGAAATGGAGATCTTGGTCAACATCGGATTGCTCAAGGCGTTAGAGAGAGCCGACACTTTAAACCGGCTTGGTGAATATGGAGTGCTGGTTGTCCGTGTTCCTGATAATGAAGATCTAGGAAAAGAGCAGGGCACGTCATCTGCTGAAAATCTAAACCGGGTCAAGTTCTCCCCTTTTCCTGGCACTAATGCCGCAATCAATAAGTGGTCCGTTAAGTCTGATAAATTTGGTGAACCGGAAAACTACCAAGTTCAAAATAGGGACGCAAGCACATTATTTACCGGTAAACCTGTCAGTGTAACAGCAGTCAATGCAAGTCGGGTTGTCCATCTTGCCGAGGGTGCTTTAGAATCAGAATGGACGGGCCTTGCCGCCCTTGACGGCCTCTATAATGCTGTCCTGAATGTTGATAAAGTATTAGGAGCCAGCGCAGAGGCGTTTTTCCAGAACGTGCAAAAATTGTTAGTTCTATCTGATAAGGCAGGTTTTGACGATGATCTTACCGATGTTGAGAAAACAACACTCAAAGAGCAGATGGATGATTTCATTAACAACTTCAGGAAATTCATAAAAGTCACAGGGATGGATGTAACGCCAATCCAGCCAGCGATTGCATCACCAAAAGATACATACGAAGTTTCAATGAATTACATTGCTGGGGCTTCTGGCTTTCCTTTGCGAATGCTAACAGGGGAAGGTGCTGGACAGCTATCAGGATCAGAAGACCGGGCAAGCTGGAACACGACAATTAATCAACGACAGAATGATCTATGCACCAACTGGTTGCTGGAGACATTGCGAATTTTAAGTAATGCAAAAATGCTTAACCTGCCAGACAATGCAGTCGTTGAGTGGCCTAGTCAATCGGCCAGCTCTGATTTAGAGCAAAGCGAGATTAACCGGAACAAGGCGCAAGCATTGCAACTTTCAATCCAATCCTTTATGTCTCCCGGCGTTGTATTAGATGCCGAGTCGGTTTTTGAAGAGGTTGGGCTGTCTGATATTGAGATAGAAAAAATAGAGCCAATTGAGGAAATGACGGATTTTGACGGAGGTTTTGAAGATGGCGATTCGCAGGATAACTAAAACAGCACTGGTGGCGGAAACAATAACCCTTGATATCGACGATACGGTTACAGCCGATGCGATCAAGGTTAACGGCAGTCGAACAGAGGTTCATGTAATAGGCCGGGATGCAGATAATAATCCGGTTGTTCCGGGCGCAGGAACTTTTACCGTGACAGCACAGACCGCTCAAGACGGTGCTTTTTATGAGGTTTCGGACGACGGTACACTAACCGCTAGCTTGTGTGGCGGATCAGCAAACGCAACTGGCGTTGGCATGTTTGCAACATTCAGGGGCGCTCCTTTAAAGATCCGAGTAGTTCCTGCTGGCATCACCACAGCTATTTCATATAGCGTAGAAGCAATACAGATAGGGGATTAATATGGCTGACTCGCTAGAAGGTGCATATGAAGGCGGTTCATCAGCAGTGATGGAAGGTGATTCAGGTGCTGGCGGTGCTGCCGGATTAGTTCCGGCCCAAGCTCCAGGGGATGCCGCCAAGTTCCTGCGTGGCGATGCTCTTTGGGTGGTTATTCCTGGTGGCGGGGACATGCTGAGCGCAAACAACCTCAGTGATGTGGCGTCGGTACCGACATCGGTTGCAAATCTCAGTCTAACTATAGGTACGGACACCCAAGCCTATAGCGCAGTATTGACCGCCACAACTGCAAGCTTTTTAACTGCACAAGAAACGAAGATTGACAATATCACCGTGACCCAGGCGGTTAATCTCGATACGATTGAGACAAATTCCAATGCCAGCAAGGTTATCACTGATTTCATAACGGTAACTCAGGATGTAGACCTTGACACCATGGAGTCGGATATATCAACAAACAACACCAAAGAGACAAACGCCACTCATACGGGTCAAGTTACAGGCTCTGGCGCTTTAAGTTTAGACAAGACAGCTATTTCGGGTCAGCCTAGCGGCACTATCACCGCATCAGACACCATTATTTTCGGCGATGCTGATGATTCAGACAATCTGAAAGGTGATACAGTCCAAGGCATTCTAGACTTATTCGGTGGCGGAGGTGGCGATGCTCTTACATCTAACCCATTATCTCAGTTTGCCTCTACCAGTTCAGCCCAATTAGCTGGCGTTATGTCAGATGAGACAGGGACCGGGGTTGTGGTTTTTTCTGTTTCCCCTGCATTAACAACCCCCGCACTGGGCACGCCGACTGCGATAGTTCTCACAAACGCGACAGGTACAGCAGCGAACCTGACAGCAGGGACGGCAACAGTTGCAAATGGACTGAAAAGCGCAACTACTACCGTTGTGATTTCAGGAGCCACAGCACCGACGATAGGTCAAGTACTCACAGCGATTGATGATGTTAGCGCATCATGGCAGACTGTTGTTGTATCTGGCGACATGCTCCAGTCCACATACGATCCGCAATCCATCGAGGCGGACGCTTTTAGCCGGCAAAGCATGACAGGAACCGACGGACAGACAACAGGCATTATTGACGGCATTGCATTGATAGCCACATCAGGAGGTACCACATTCAGTCTGGGTGCCGGCGTTGGTCAGATCGTGGATTACTCAGACCCTACCAGTCCTGTAAAGACTGTGATATCTGTTGCTGCGGATCAGTTTGAAGATCAGGCAATTCCAAACCTCGGGACAAACGAAGATTTCACCTACGTCTACCTAGACTCAACACCGTCAATAATTCTTTTAAATCGCCCACCTATTAGAGGAGATACAGCAGATAAAATTTATCTCGGAAACCTGACCCATGTGAATTTTTCAGCCACTATCATAGCTGACGGCGCAAATCTCGGATACATGGCCTACGCAACATCCATGGAAAATCTAAGGAACAACATCTCCTTAGGCGCATCAACCCTGTCGGGTGGTGATATTTCCTTTGATCAAGTCGGGCTGGATTTCACGGTAACCGGAGGAGTGTATAAACGTCTCGGCGTATCAAGATTGGTTGATAAAAATTTCCCTAACGATATAAGCGTATCGTCAGCTTTATTTTCTTCCGATAGTGCAGCATTTTTTCGCGACGGTATCGGCGGCATAGCCACAGAGTTAGGGCCAACCGGATTAGCACCAACGCTGTATGATGATGGGACGGTTGTTACTCATGGTGATCCACCTAATGGGGTTGTGGGAAATCAAAAGTTTACCCGGGTGACGTTGGTGATGTTCCCTTCAACTGCGGGTGTTATTTATGCATTTAAGTACGGGCAGACGATCTATGACTCCTTAAACGAAGGGGTTAACGATCCGTCGGCTGCTGACATTACGGAGTTCACGTTTTCCCAGGAATCTGTTGTTCTTGCGGCTATTGTGATTAAAAAAGAGGTTTCCGATTTAAGTATAGCCGTAAGAGGCTCCGATTATGAG